TGCCAGAACGCGAGAAGATAGAGCTGTTAGCCCTGCTTAACGAAACCTCTAGGCGGGAAGCAAGAAGTGCGGCGCAGACAACATTCCTAGAGTTTGTTAAAGAGATGTGGCCCGGGTTTATCATGGGAAGGCACCATAGGATAATGGCTGAGAAGTTTGAGGCTGTTGCTAGGGGTGACATAAAACGTCTAGCCATATCCCTACCCCCACGGCACTCCAAGTCTGAAATGGCATCTTACTTACTACCTGCGTGGTATCTAGGCAAGTACCCGGATAGGCAGATCATGGAAGCCTCACACACTGCAGAACTCTCGGTGGGGTTCGGACGGAAGGTAAGAAACTTATTAGATACAGACAAGTACCAAGATATATTCCCCGGGGTGTCCCTGCAACAGGATTCTAAGAGTGCGGGACGTTGGGGTACCAACCGAGGTGGTGTATATAATGCGTTGGGTGTTGGGGGGTCTGCTGCTGGTAAGGGGGCTAACTTATTCGTAATTGATGATCCATTCTCAGAGCAGGACATTATCACCGGCAACTCCGCTGGGGTATTTGATGCGGTGTGGGAGTGGTACATGTCAGGCCCTAGACAGCGGTTACAACCCGGCGGGGGTATAATAGTGGTTCATACCCGTTGGGGTAAAAGGGACCTGATCGGCAGGCTACTAGACTACGCAAGCAAGAATCCCGGGGCAGATCAGTGGGAATATATTGAGTTTCCTGCTATTATGCCGTCAGGTAAGTCTCTGTGGCCCGAGTATTGGCCTATAGAAGAACTAGAAAAGATTAAGGCAACCATTGCCCCACATCTGTGGAACGCCCAGTACATGCAAAACCCCACGGGGGAAGAAGGTGCGTTACTAAAACGGGACTGGTGGCAAGACTGGACTAAGGACGATCCACCCCAGTGCGACTATATAATCATGTCGCTAGATGCAGCACAAGAAGCCCATAACAGGGCGGATTATAATGCTGTGACTATATGGGGGGTGTTCGAGCGGGAAAACGAGCACGGGGATAAGATCAATAATGTGATCCTGCTAGAGGCTTGGCGGGAGCGGATGGAGTTTCCTGAGCTTAAACGGGCTATGTTTAAGATGTACAGTGAGTGGAACCCAGACACGTTTATAGTTGAAAAGAAGAGTAATGGGGCTGCATTGTATCAAGAGATGCGAGCTGCTGGCATACCAGTAACAGAGTTTACTCCCAGTAAAGGCAATGACAAGATTAGCCGGGTAAATGCAGTTAGTGATATGTTCTCCTCGGGGTTGATATGGGCATCGAAGGACCGTAGGTGGGCGCAAGAAGTAATGGATGAGTGCGCTGAGTTTCCTAACGGCGATCATGATGACTATGTGGACTCGGTGACTCAGGCACTTATAAGAGTACGGAAGGGTGGGTTCTTACGACTGCCGATGGATGAGGAAGATGATCCAAGAGAGTTTAGAAGCATCAAGAGGGCAGGATACTATTGATGAAGATGACTGCAGAACAGACTGAAGCCCATAGAATACGTAACAGGGAGTGGCGGGAGCGTAACCCCAAATGGTCGTGGGTAGTTAGTGCTGTCGGCGGCGCTAGATTGAGGGCAAGGCAGGCGGGGGATGGGTGGAGTGAGGCTAACATCACTAATGAATACCTCATGAGCATCACCCCAGATATATGCCCCGTATTCGGAACAACCTTTACATTTGTAGGGCTATTAAAGCAGCAACCATGCAGCCCATCGCTGGATAGAATAGATCCTAATGGTGGATATGTCGTAGGAAATGTCGCAGTAATATCTATGAAGGCCAATGCAATTAAGTCGGATGCAACACCCGCAGAAGTAGCAAGGGTGCTGGTTTGGATGAAGTCAGTAGAAAAGATTAAGTTGAAAGACGTATAAAGACAAGTCAAAAAGAACTACCGAATGTCCACCAAAAGGGGTATATAAAATGGCAAACATGGATAAGGCACTATATCAAGCACCTGTCGGTTTAGATGAAGAAAGTCCAGATGCAGAGCTTGTAATAGTAATAGGTGAAGAAGAGGATGCTAATGTTGATGAATCTACCCCCGGAGACTTCGATGCTAACTTGGCAGAAGAGATGGAAGATGGTGTACTGTCCTCACTAGGGACTACGCTGGTAGATCAGTTTAACGAAGATTGGAACGCACGTAAAGACTGGGTTGACACATACGTCAAAGGACTAAAACTGCTGGGCCTCAAATACGAGGAACGGTCAGAGCCTTGGAGTGGTGCTTGCGGTGCGTTCCACCCCATATTGGCAGAAGCAGTAGTCAAGTTCCAAGCAGAGTCCATTATGGAGACCTTTCCTGCCGCTGGACCCGTAAAAACCTCCATAATCGGCAAAGAAACGCCGGATAGGCAGGCAGCAGCTGCCCGAGTTCGTGATGATATGAACTTCCAGCTTACTGAACGTATGGTTGAGTACCGTCCAGAACATGAAAAGATGCTTTGGGCCCTACCACTAGCGGGTTCAGCATTCAAAAAGGTCTACTACGATCCCTCATTAGGCCGTCAAGTATCAATGTTTGTGCCAGCAGAGGATATGGTAGTGCCTTATGGGTCATCTAGCCTTGAAACAGCTGAATGTGTGACACATGTAATGCGCAAAACAGCTAACGATATACGCAAATTGCAGGCTTCTGGGTTCTATTTAGACATAGATTTAGGTGAACCGACTACTACACTAGACGATATTGACAAGCAAAAGGCAGAAGAACAGGGCTTTACTGCTACCTCAGATGACCGTTTTCGGGTACTTGAAATGCATGTTGACCTGAATCTTAAGGGTTACGAGGATAAAGATGAGATTGCCCTCCCATATGTGGTCACAATTGAGAAAGGGACCAGCCAAATCCTTGGAATTCGCAGGAATTGGTACGAAGATGATACTTTGAGACTCAAAAGGCAGCATTTTGTACATTATACGTACGTTCCGGGGTTTGGCTTCTACGGTTTTGGTCTGATCCATCTTGTAGGTGGCTTTGCCCAAAGTGCAACCTCCATACTGCGCCAGTTAGTAGATGCAGGTACGCTATCTAACCTCCCGGGTGGGTACAAGACCAAGGGACTACGCATTAAAGGCGATGATACCCCTATTGCCCCCGGTGAGTTCCGTGATGTGGATGTGTCATCAGGTGTGATCCGCGACAATATCATGCCTCTGCCATATAAAGAGCCAAGCCAGACCCTGTACCTGCTTATGCAGAACATCGTAGAGGAAGGTCGTAGGTTCGCATCGGCTGGGGATATGCAGATCTCAGACATGTCAGCCAATACACCGGTTGGGACAACACTAGCCATACTAGAAAGGACATTAAAGGTTATGTCTGCAGTACAGGCTAGGCTCCACTTCGCTATGAAGCAAGAGTTTAAGCTGTTGGCAGGTGTGATCCGCGACTATACACCTGAGGAATATGAATATGATGTAGATGGTGGGGCTCAGATCAAGCAAGCTGATTACGATATGTGTGATGTGATCCCTGTATCTGATCCTAATGCAGCAACTATGAGCCAGAAGGTTGTTCAGTACCAAGCAGCTATGCAGTTAGCTCAACAGGCTCCTCAGTTGTACAACCTCCCATTACTACATCGTCAGATGATTGAGGTGTTGGGGATAAAGAACGCTGATAAGCTAGTACCGATGGATGATGACTATAAACCGATGGACCCTGTATCAGAAAACATGGCATTAATTACAGGTAAGCCGGTTAAAGCCTTCCAGTACCAAGACCATGAGGCACATATCAAGGTTCATATGGCCTTTGCCCAAGATCCTAAGATGGCACAGCTAATAGGCCAAGATCCTGCGGCACAGGCTAAACAAGCTGCTGGGTATGCCCATCTAAGTGAGCATATTGCTATGGCTTACCGTACCCAGATCGAACAGCATCTAGGTGTGTCACTACCGGCTACTAAAGATAAGGCAGGTGAAGCTGTTACGCTACCACCAGAGATAGAAGTACAGATCTCTAGGCTCACAGCAGATGCAGCGCAGCAGTTACTGCAGTCTAACCAGAGCCAAGCCCAGCAACAACAGGCACAGCAGAAACAACAAGATCCTATCGTACAGATGCAGCAGCAAGAACTGCAGATAAAGCAAAAAGAGCTAGAACTCAAGGAAAAGAAACTACAGACGGATGTTGTTGCCTTGGCTGATAAACAAGATCTGGAAGAGAAGCGCCTTGAGTTTGATATGCAGTTGGCTGGGGTCAAGCTAGGCTCTGAGATCAAGCACAGAGAAACAAAAATGCAAACAGATGCAGTAGCCGCAGCTGATAAACAAGAGTTAGGGGAAGCTAAGGCCCATCTGGATGCTCAAGTTAAAGGCATGCAGTTAGGACATCAAATATCTTCGGCACACAAAGCTGGGATGAACCCCAAGTTACCGGGTAAAGGGGCATAAAAGATGGACAGTGTAAAGCTGCTTAGGCATCTGATAGAAGAAAATAACGCGGACATCCGTGCGTATGTAGAAAGCGTCGCCTCTGGTAAACCCCCTAATATGGAGGAGTACCGGAGGTTGTGTGGGGTAATTCATGGGTTAAACCTTGCGAATGAGAAGATAAAGCACATGCTAAATATGATAGAGCGCGGGGAGGATACAGATGAGTAGATGACCCCATCCTTGTAATAACAAGAGCGAAGTACAAACGAAGTAAAAATACAGTCTTACGACTGCGCACAGAAAGGAGTTTTATATGTCTGATATTCTTATCGGGGTTGATGCAACTAACCCTAATCTAGCATTTACACAAGATACAACCGACGCAGAAAAAGCTTCACAACTCCCAACTCCTAGTGGATTCAACATCTTATGCGCTATTCCTGAAGTAGATAAGGAGTATGAGGGTGGCATTATAAAGGCTGATACTACGCGCCAGAGTGAAGAATTTACCACGATGGTGTTGTTTGTAGTACGGATGGGCGACCTAGCATATAAGGATGAAACACGGTTTCCTACAGGTGCTTGGTGTAAGGAAGGGGATTTTGTCTTGGTACGGCCTTATGCTGGTACCCGGGTGAAAATACATGGTCGGGAATTCCGACTCATTGCAGACGATAACGTGATGGCTACCGTGGATGATCCACGTGGTTATTCTCGCGTATAAGGAGATTAGACATGGATAAGGACGAAGGAGTATCAGTAACAGCAGAAGAAAACCCTGACATCGAGATAGATATTATTGATGACACCCCTGAAGCAGATAAAGGCCGGCCTGTAGCTAAAGAAGAGGCTAGCGACGCAGAAGAAGGGGATGATGAGGATGAGGAGCTAGATAAGTATTCTGGTAGTGTTCAGAAGCGTATCAAGAAGCTAACCAAAGGTTACAACGATGAGCGTAGGGCTAAAGAAGCTGCCTTACGGGAGCGAGAAGAAGCGGTTAAGTTTGCCCAGCATCAGTTTGAGACTACAAAGAAGCTGCAGAAGCAGCTAAGTGAGGGTAGTGAAGTCCTAGTTAATACCTCGCGGGAAGCAGCAGATCAGCAGATGGAAGCGGCTAAACGCGGGTTTAAGGATGCCTATGACTCTGGTGACTCAGATAAGATTGCTGATGCACAAGAGGCTATATCTAAGGCTACGCTTAAAAAGGATCAATCCAGTGCACTGCGACCTTTACAATTTGCAGAAGATACTGTATATAATCAACCTCAAGAGCAGCAAGTTCCAACACCTGATACTAAAGCACTCGACTGGCAAGAAGAAAATGAGTGGTTTGGTACCGATAAGGCAATGACGGGATTTGCGCTAGGGCTGCACACTGAGCTAGTAGAGGCAGGTATCGACCCTAGAACTAATAAGTACTACGAGAAAGTTAATGCTCGTATGCGAGAGGTTTTTCCGGGGAGTTTCCCGAGCGAGTCAGATCCGGTGGAGAGAGCAACAGCAACCCCCAACCGTGCTAGAAGTGGAAGTGTGGTAGCCTCTGCAGCAAGGAGCACTGCGTCGAAGCGGGTTAGCTTAACTGCATCACAAGTGGCCTTGGCTAAACGGCTGGGCTTGACCAATGCGCAATACGCGCATGAACTTATGAAATTAGGAGCTTAATCATGACAACGACTGTAAATCGCGCATCACGTGAAAACGATCAAAGACCAACATCTTGGGCACCAGCTGAGTTACTACCAGAACCGGATAAGTTACCGGGATGGGCATACCGCTGGGTTCGCATCAGTACTCTTGGTGCTGCAGACCCGATGAATATGTCATCGAAACAACGTGAGGGATGGGAACCGGTTGATTCTAGTGAGCAACCTAAACTTAAACTTCATAAGAGTCAAGACGCACGTTTTCGTGGAAACATTGAAATTGGTGGGTTGATTCTCTGCAAGATACCTGAGGAGTTTATTAAGCAACGGACTGAGTATTTTTCCAATGCTACTAGATCCCAGATGGACTCTGTGGATAACAACTTTATGAGAGAAAGTGACTCGCGTATGCCTTTGTTTGCAGAAAAACGCAGCAAGGTTACATTTGGGTCAGGATCTAAATAACGAAATATAAGGAGATTTATTATGGCATCGACCGCAACCCCCTACGGCCTTAAACCCGTAAACCGGATCGGAGGACTACCGTATGCTGGTAGCACTCGTTCCTTGCAATTTGACCCTGCTGGCTACTCTGCTAATGTTTTCACTGGTAGTTTAGTGTACATCAAAAGCACTGGCTACTTGGAGCTTGTATCTGCTACCGGCGCTGACGCAACCACTAATTCGTGGCCTATTGGTTCTACCGATAACACGGGTACGATTGGCGTTTTTGTAGGTGCCTCATACACAAACTCGCAAGGTCAGACTGTATTTGGTCAATACTATCCTTCCGGTTCACTAAATGGCGTAGCTTACGTCATCGACGATCCTGAAGTTATATTCCAAGTACAATCTGCTGGTTCCGTAACTATTGCTGCTTTAGGTGCAAACACCTTCTTCTCAACAGGCGCAGTACTTACAGGTAGTACAACTACAGGCAACTCAACAGCATCTATTGTTGCTGGTAGTTCTGCTATTCAAACTACAGCCGGTTTCCGTGTTGTTGGCTTCCCTGATATGAAGGGTTTTTCAGCTGTTGGCGATGCATTTACCGATGTGTTTGTAAAAGTAAACCCCGGTTGGCATTCGTATAACACAGTTAAAGGAGTTTAATCATGGCAATATCACGTGCACAGTTACTTAAAGAACTACTCCCGGGGCTGAATGCCTTGTTTGGTCTGGAGTACAAGCGTTACGGCGAAGAACACAAAGAGCTCTACGAAACTGAGACTTCTGAGCGTTCGTTTGAAGAAGAAACCAAGCTGTCAGGTTTCAGCGCCGCACCGGTAAAGAGTGAAGGTAATGCAATCGCCTACGACAATGGGCAAGAAGCATGGACCGCTCGCTTCAACCATCAGACCATTGCTTTGGGCTTCTCTATTACTGAAGAAGCTGTTGAAGACAATCTGTATGATGCACTGTCTTCACGCTACACCAAGGCTTTGGCTCGTGCAATGAGCTACACCAAGCAAGTTAAGGCTGCAGATATTCTGAACTCCGGTTTCACTGGTTCAGGCAACCCTACCTACGGCGACGGTAAAGTTCTATTTGCTACAGACCATCCTCTGGTTAGCGGCGGCACAAACAGCAATACGCAATCAACCGCTGCTGATCTGAACGAAACGACCCTCGAGGCCGCTGTAATTCAAATCGCTGCATGGAAAGATGAGCGTGGTCTGTTGATTGCTGCTAAACCACGTAAGCTGGTCGTTCCACCTTCACTGCAATTCGTTGCAGAGCGTTTGTTGAAGACCGAACTGCGTGTTGGCACAGCTGACAACGACATCAATGCATTGAAGAACATGGGCGTTATTCCTGAAGGTTACT